GCCGAGCCACCCCTTCGCCGTCGTGAACCGGAAGTTGGCACCGAACCGATCGCGGAACCGCTCGGCGATGCCGAAATCGGTCATGGGATGCCCGATGCACCGCAGCGTCGTCGCGATGGTGTCGACATCGAACCCGCGCGCCGCGCCATCGTCGAGCGCGCGATCGATGTCGGCGTGACTGACATCGGGAACGCTTTCGTATATGGCCCACAGCGCCTCTTTCGCCGTACCTTCGTCGAGCATACCGACGGAGACGCGCCGGCCGATGCTAAATGCGAGCCGTGTCAGCGCCGTTTTCGTGTGGTCGACGTGCTCCAGCCGACGCGCGAGCCACGCGGCCGCGACCTTTCGAGCCTGTGCCGCTCCCGCCTCACCCAGTACTTGTAGGCCATCCACCCTTCCAAGTCGGAAGGATCGCTCCGGTTCCGCCGTCGCAGGCGCCGGGCGGGCCGGCTGGCGCGCGCTTCGTTCCGCGCGGGAACGAGCAGCGGCCGCGATCTCTCCGAGATCGCGAGGACTGCTGAGACCGGCTGTCCAGCCGCTTGTGATCGTCGCGAGCAGCTGCGCATCGTCGTCGTTGCCGGGATTGTGGCGCGCGGCAGACTCTACGCTCGCGCGAGCGATGGCACTATCAAGCGCACCGGCCGCGACGAGCGTGGCCACCTTGAACGCACCCTCGTTCAGTTGCCGGTTACGTTGTCCCGATGCGGCCGTGCGGATCGTCTGGCATTCGCCGTCGAGCGCGACGAGCGCGTACTTGCGCACCGCGTCGTCCACAGCGCCTTCGCGCATTGCCGGCGACGGAGGCTGCGCCTCGGCCGATCGCGGCGCAGGCTTTGCCTGTTTGCGTGATCGCAGGATCTCGATCAGCTCGGCCGGCGCGTCGGCGATAGCCGCGTCGTCGCGCCAATCGCCGCGCCGCTCAATCCAGCGGTATTCGCCGGTCGCCCGATCGTCGGTGATGACTTTGGAGGGCGGCGCGATCACGTAGCCGCCGAGGCCGCGCACGTCGACGTGCTCGGGCAGGTTGCCGCGATTGCGGATCGGCTCGCCATCGGGCTGGCGGAACCAGACGTGCACGCCGCCCGATGGGGTGCGCGAGGTTAGCGACGCCGGCAGCGAGACGCCCATCTGCGTTTCCAGATCAGCCTTCAACTGCTCCAGCGTCCAGCTGCGCGTTGTGACCTCGCCTGTAGCCTCGTCGACATCCTCTTCGGTGCGCGGGTCGAAATCGAGCGCGAAGCACCCGTTGACGCCCATCGGCACGCCGATCATCGCGTCGGGGTTCTGCCGCCACCAGGACAGAATGCGATCCTCTTGCGTGACCGCGTCCTTCAATCCCTGCCCGCCGTAAGGAGCCTTCGCACGGAACGTGCGCGTCTTGCCGCCCGCACCGCCGATCACGAGCGTTTCGTCGCGTTCGCGGCACGGGAACACCGGCCAACCGCGACGCGCGAACTGGATCGCCGCCTGACCCATTACAGACGGCAGAATGGTCGACACCTGTGCGTACCCCCAATGAAGCGACGGTGATCAGCGCGTTTGCGGCCGATCGTTCGGTGATTGTCCAAGCCATGCGCGCGCTTCTCGGCCGAGCGCGGCGCGATCGTGGATGCGGCCACCGCGATGCGCCGCCATGATCGCTGCACGCATCGCACGGGTGAGCCGTTGCCAGCAGGCCGAGCAGACTTCCTGCCCGACCTGCCGCGTCCGCCCGCATCCCGCGGTTTCGCAGCCGGCGCGCATCACGCTGCCTCGTTCTGGTCGAGCAAATCGAATAGGCTGGGCGTCGCTCGCCCCGCATCTTGCTCGCGGAGCAACCGAACGCCATCGGCAAAATAGCCGGGGTTCAACTCACTCGCGGCACCACGCCGGCCGAGCTTCACGGCGCGCATCGGCACCGTCATCAACCCGCCAAAAGGATCGTAGATCAGGTCGCCGGGATTGCTCCACCCGCCGATCGCGCGGTCGACGATGTCGAACGGCAGCGGGCATAGATGCTGCTCGCGCCCCTTTTGAGCCTGCAACGTATTCGCGCCCAGCATCCGCGCCACGTCCGTCCATACGTCGGGGTGCCAGCTTTGCGGCGGAAGCAACGCGAAGTCGGTTGGCAGCGCATGCCGCGCCTCCATCGATTCTGTCAGCGCGACATGCCGCTCATGATCGTAGACGCTCGCGAAGCTGAACCCGCGATATAGCTTGTAGATCGCGTCGTGCGGGATGCCCGCCAGGTCCTCAGGCGCGACGACGCGGTCGCCCGACGATCGCCAGTAACCCGCGGCGTCGTTCTGCCACCGAGAGCGCGAATAGCCGCTGCCCGGCACCAGCTGCGCCTTGCTCAACCGAATGCGGGCGTCATCCCACTCGATCGTCTCGCCGCTATCGGCCAGTTCGACCAGCGGCTTGTCCTTTACTACCGGGTCGTCGGCGTAGCCGCGCGACCGATCGGACTGCGGCTTGCGGAACAGCAGCAGATATTCCGGCATGCCGACACCCATGCGGCTGCCATCCTTGCACTGCTCGGTCCAGCCCAGCCGGTAAGTCTGCGCGTTCTCCCGCACCACGTCGGTGACGATCGTGATCATCCCGAGGTAGGCAAAGCCGTGCCGTCGATAATGATCGATGCATTGCGCGTGGAACGGGTCGACCGTTTGGAAACCCAGCCCGTCCATGCCGCCCGGCCGGATACGATCCTTGACGTGCACCGCCAGCCGCCGACCCGGCTGCAACACCCGCAGCAACTCCGGCGTCAGATAATCCATCTGGCGGAAGAAATGCGCGCTGTCGTCGCTGTGCCCGAAATCGTTGTACGATGGCGAATACTCGTACTGGGTCGAGAACGGCACGCTGGTGACGACGAGGCCTACGCTGCAGGACTCCATCGCGCGCGTCTGCAATACGGTGTCGTTGCGCCACACCACCCAATCCGGCACGCCGTCGTGCGACACGGCACCGCGTTCCTCACTGCCGCCACCGCCGGTCTCGATCGTCCGCTCCAGCACGCCCGCCGCACCGGCGAGGCCGAGGCCATAGCGCCGGATGATCTCGCTCATGCGCGCCGCGGTTTCCTCGTGCTGCGCCCATTTGCGCTCCAAGCCGCGCCGCACCGCGCGCTCCGCCTCGGAATGGATCAGGTCGATCCGAACCTGCTGCGTCTGTCCGAAGCGCTGCACCCGGTGGATCGCCTGAATGAAGTCGCGAAATTTGAAGCCGATGCCGAGGAAGATCGCCCACCAGCACGCGCCTTGGAAATTGCACCCGGCACCCGCGATCACCGGCTTCGTCGCTAGTTCGGCGACGTCGCCGCGACTGAACCCGCGCAATGTTTTCGCGCGCGTATCGAGATCCTGTGCGCCCCATACGCTGGCGACGCCGGGGATCGCCCGCTCGATCGCCGCGCGCTCGGCCTCTAGGTCGTGCCACAGGATGCGGTGCGCCTCGGGCTGCTCGGATCGTAGCGCCATCATGCACGCGATCCGCGCCGACAGGCTGTCGCGCTTCTCGCGCGCGGCGTCGACCACGCCGATCGCCTCGCGCTTGAGCAGCATGCCCTGCCCACCCTTCTCCTCGCCCGCGAGCGCGTGATCGGACGGCACCTCGTGCCACCGCACGTCCAGCGCCGGCAGCGCGTAGCCTTCGTCGGAGAAACCGAGATCGGACGGACGCTGGACGAACGCTGCCCAGCTGTTGATCCACAACCAGAACTCTTCCACCTTGTGAGGATGGATCGTCAGGTTGTCGGCATCCTCGCTGTTGCGCTTGAAGAACCGGGTCTTGGCCTGCCCGACATCCATCACCTCGAGGAACGCGCAATAGGCGAGCAGTTCGATATACTCGTTCGGGCTGGGCGTTGCTGTCGCCACGAACTTGAACGGCATGCCGTCGAACAGCCGCATGAACTCGCGAAACGTCTTTGACCCGCCGAAACCGCGCAGGCAGTCCGCCTCGTCAAGCGAGACGGCATTGAACACCGACAGGTCGATCTTGCCGTCGCGGACAGACTCGTAGTTCGTGATGTAAAGGCCGTCCGGCGCGTCGGCGCAGCCCGCGATCGACTTCACGAAGCGCACGCCGATGCCGAGTTTCGCCGCGTCACCGTCGAACGTGCCCTCCAAGATGACGTTGAGCGGCGCAACGATCAGTTGCCGTCCGCCTCGCTTGCGTCCGATCACGTCCAGCGCCGCCAACTGGATCAGCGTCTTGCCGAGACCGAAGTTCGCGAAGCACCCGCGCCGCCCGCCCTCCACCATCCAGCGGACGAGCGCGCGCTGATGCGGCTTGAGGATTGCCGGCAAATCCGCGTCGTCGACCGTCAGGCCGAGCGGCGGGAGCGTGATGATCTTCGCACGAACGAAATCGAGATAGTCGACAGCGGCGGTCATGCGCGCGCTCCCTGTTCGATGTTGCTGGCATGCCGCTCCAGTCGGGCGCGCGCCTTTGCGGCGCGGGACCAGGCGGCGTCGCGAACCCCGCGGCTCTCGTCGGGGTCGCGCGCGATCTCCATGTTCTCGCGGTAGCTGACGAAGGCTGTCAGGATCGCTCGGCCGCTACCACCAGCCATCACCCTGCCGCCTGCGCGGTGCGACGCCCGGAGCCGGCGATGACAATCACCCGCGCCTGCCCGACCCCCTGCGACACAACCCGAATGGCACCTGCTTGCACCAGCCGGCGCACTTGATAGCTTGCCTGCCCCGCATCTTTCAGGCCGCATGCCTTCGCCAATTCGGCGTTGCTCGGGCACGGTCGGCTAAAGTTCGCCGCACGACGCAGCACGCGCAGCACCTTCTCGGCCGGGTCCGTATCGTCCTCAACGCGCAGCACACGGGCCGGCTCGCCAACTTCGATCAAGCCGCGACGCACTGCAATATACTGCCACCAACCCGGCCGATCGCCCTGCACGTGATGCAGACGTACCGTGCCATCGTCACAAGAGGCACGAGCGAAGCTCCAGATTGGTGCCGCGCGCGGACTGGTCTCACCCTCCGCCAACACAAAGCGGTCATTCGGCTGCGCCGTGTCGAGCCATTGCTCGAACTCCGCGACCGACCGCGCATAGGCGCCATTAGCCACCGCTGCCGTTGCCATCACGCCACCGCCTTGCCGAGCGTGCCCGGCTCGTGCGGCATGTCCGACCACGCGCCCTGCGGTCGGCGCTGCCAATCCAGCCGGGTAATTCGCCGCCCGGTTCGTTCGCCAATGTTCCGAGCCAGCGGCTCGCCCGGCGTGATCTCGCCAGCAAGCAGTCGGTCGAGCATCGCGGCGCTTTCGCGCAGCTTCAACGCAGCAACGGCGATGCTGCCGGCGCACTCGCGACCAATCCACCACGCCAGCTTGCGGGCGCCTTCGTTAGGCACACGCGCGATCAAATGCATCTTGTGCATCACTGACCCTCCCTCTCGATTAATTGAAGTTCTGCGATCATCGTCAGTACGACGGTCAGAAGTTGTTCGGCCTCAAGGCGGGCTTTCCTTGCTTCGTCGGAACTAAGCGAGCCATCCGCTAAGCCACCGCACAATGCCACGGTGAGTTCGCTTGCTTCCTGTGACTGCCGACCGAGCAATTTGAGCAAGTCTTCGCGCGAAGCTGCAACCGAAGGACACGGCACTACGCGCATCCCAACCAGTCCCAGGGCATCGTTCGCAAATCGCCCGTCCCACTCGCGAACACCGCGGAGGAATGAGACGACGCCCATATCTCCATTGCCTAGCGAGTACGCGGCAGCGCGATCGTCACTCTTTCCGAGAACCGCGCCCAAGTCGGCAAAGGTTGCGCCGTCCTCCGCCTTTATGCGCCCCAATGAGGCTCCCAGCGTTTCGAGCAGCAAACTCGCGGAAATCGTTCGATGGCGGCTGTAGATTTGCGGGGCGCTCATGCTGCACCTTGCTCTGCATGGACCAAGGACGCCGCCTCGCGAGACTTGCTTGCACCACCCCGCGCAGGAGTGGTGCACATCAGCCAGTGCGCGTCGACGGCGACGCCCTTGTTGTCGCCGAGGGAGATTATGCCTTCCCAGTGCTCGGGAGGTATGCGGTTGCGAGCACTCCATGCTCGGACAGTCACCGGCAAAGCTTCAACCGCGCTGGCGACGACGGACGCCCCGCCCAGCGCGACAATCAGCGATGCATGGTCTGAGATCGGTTCGGCCATGATCCAGCGCTATCATTCGTAGCGACACATATCAACATGATTTGTAGCGTTACACTATGCAACGGAGTGCGAATGGCCGAAACTTCGTACGCCGATGCTCCTTCCGAGGTACACGAGCGCCTTGCATGGCTGCGCCGTCGTGCCGGGTTCGAGTCTGCCGCTGATTTCGCTAAGGCGATCGGCATTCACTCAACCACGTATCGAGCTTATGAGAATGGTCAGAATGGGTTCGCGAAATTAGCGCCCACGATCGCGAGGGCTTTGGACTGTTCGGTTGAGTTTCTACTTGAAGGGCGCGAAAGTACTCCGAAGCCGAAGCCCCAGGCTCCACCTAGAAAGCAAATTGTTATGTCCGACCTACCCCCAGTGAAGGGAGCGTCGGATGGTGACGGCGCCATTACCATTCGCGCTGTCGATCTTAGCTACGCAATGGGCGACGGTACCAACCTCGACGATTATTTCGAGGAGACCGGAGTTCAGTTCGATCCGAATTTCATTCGCACGATTACTCGTGCGCCATCGAATGCGCTGTTTGTAGCCCGGGGTGATGGTGACAGCATGTTCCCCACGCTTATCAACGACGACCAGGTGCTGATCGATACTTCGCAACGCCGTCTGAACCAACAGGATCGCATCTGGGCTTGCTCGCTTCACGGTGCTGGCATGATCAAGCGGCTGCGCTTGGTCGATCAGGATAGAGTGGAAGTTCGCTCCGACAATCCTGCTATTGGAACCTTGGAGGTATCCACACGAGACCTGCACATCGTTGGACGTGTCATCTGGGTTGGTAGACGCGTTTGACGCTACATAACGTGTTGACCCGCTATATAACGTAGCGTAGGGCGATCTCTACCGGCACGTGCCGGCTGGAGATCGCCATGTCGTTCGCATCACCCCCGCCCCGCCGCGGCCCCGAGCCGCTTTGCTTCCAGCCGCTCGCACCGATCGAGCGCTCTGACGATCGCTCGCCGCTCACCGATTTCTGTCTGAACATGCTCTTCGCGCTTGCTGGCGCGTGGATCGTCGTCATGCTGATCATCGCCTTCGTGGTCGGGCGGCACTGATGTCGCACATCGACAGCAACAAGATCGCGCTCGGCGTGATGATGCTCAACTGGATGGCGCGGCACTACCGCTACCGCACGTCGCGGCGCATCCTCGGCCTGCGCATTCCTACCATGACCATGCAGAGCGCGTTCGATCATGCGCGCGCGACCTTCGACGCCAACGCGCACGACATGCCGCTAGGTCACCCGGATTACGCCTGGGATCAGCACGGTGCCGAGCAGATGGTCGACGAAGACCTGCGACACTGGTGCGCCTGATGCGCGGCCGCTGTCAGATTTGCGGGCGGCTCAAGCCGATCCGCATCACCGGCGGGATCGCATACCATCACGTGCAGGGCGTGCCTTGCACCGGCAAGGGTCAGCTGCCGCTCGATCAAGATGACGCCTTTCTCGTTTCAGAGGCGAAGCGCTTGCGCGACGAGCAGCGCCAACACAGCGCCACGATCCGCACGCTGATCGAACGTCGCGCCAACTTCATCGATCCGGCCATCGAGAAGGCGCGCGACGCGGCATGGTCGGCAGCCGACAAGCTGGAACGCCGCCTCAAGCGGCACAGAAACTGGCCGGCGCGATACGAGCGCGAGATGGCTCGCGACGGCATGAGCATGCCCCCGCCCGCCTACCTGCTCGCACGCGCCGCAGCCGCGCCCCTGCCTCCAACATGGAGCCTCGCAGCATGACCTACGACGGCATCACTCAGATCGAGCACAAGCTCGAAAACACGAAGAACGACTATCTGCGGCAGCACGGCTGGTTGGAAACGTCTAGCACACCCGGCTGCTACTGGATGTGGCGACGCTCGTTCGCCGACGTGAACCAGCGCCGCCTTGAAGAGCATCAGGCGTTCTGCGCGCGCATCAAGCAGGAACGCCGCCACGATCCATACCCGGTCGAGATGCTCGCCGACACCGATACGGCCGTTCGCATGACGTGGGCTGAGATCGACCCCAAGCGGCTCGACATCGAGGAGGACGACTGATGTCGGATATCCTACCCGAAAGCACGAACCTCAACCACGAAGACGATCCTTGCGCAGGCGGCATACACTGCTGTTGTTGTAGACCCGGTGATCCGTGCTGCGACTGCGGCACGATTATAGCCCGAGCCGCCAAGGCCAACAGCGACCCGGATTGGGCGAACGCGGCTACGTGCATCGAAAACGCCGAGATCGCTTATGAAGACTCAACGGAAGATGATGACGGTCCCGTCGACACCGTCATCTCGTCTGGTGACCTTGGCGTCATATTGAACCTCG